CCAACGCTTGACAAGCCATGAAATGGGGCTGGGTTGGGCTGAAAACTCGTCTGCGGGGATCAGCCAGTCATTTGCTGGTGGCATAAGCAGTGCGGCCAAATTGTGCCCCGCTTGGGCATAATCATTGGCATCACCGAGAATCGAGGGCATCACCATGCGTGCGCCGTACTTGGCTGATGCTTGTTCTGCATAACGTTGACCAACGCCAGATTGGTCATGGTCAGCCACAATCACAATATCTTGCATAATGCCGTGCTTTTCTCGCAAACTGCCAGTCACAGGCACCAAGTTGCTGGCGCTGTAAGCCACTACGCAGGGGCGGTTAGTGGCCTCAAAGATGGTGGCAGCAGTGGCAAAACCTTCGGCCACATACAGCGTGCCAGGCTCATCTGATGAGCCTACCACCCAATATTTGCCGCCGGTCTGCCCACCTGCGTGGTACAGCTTGCCGCCTTCGTGGTCTATGTACTGGAGGCTGGACAATGTTCCGTCTACATCGTACAGGGGCACTACTAAGCGGCCATCACCTGTGGCTCGGGCACCATGAACGCCAATGCCCTTTTTGGCTAGGTAGGGGTGATCGGGGAGCGCTGCCTGTGCGCCTGTCCATATCTTTTCAACTGTCTCGCTAGCGACCTGATGTTGGCGCTCAATGGCTGCGTCCCGCAAGGCTTTGGCCTCAGCCAAACGCTTGGCGTTGGACATTTCCTCGGTTTGGGTCAGCTTGCGGCCAATGTCAGCCCGAAATGTCTGCTCCATCCCTGCACGCCAGCACCCAAAACGGCCAGCGGGGATGCCATCACCAAAGACCAAATACCAGCCAGGCTTGTCACCGTGGCCTGGTGAGCCCTTGGTGCCGGAGCGAAAGCGGTGAATCTTGCCGTCAAAGTGGATTTCCTCTGGTGGCTCCAGCCCCGCAGCTCGCATGGCGTCTATGAGTTGCGCTTCAGGGGGAGCGACTAACTTTTCTGGGGACGGTGACCACGGGCCGCCAAGGACATTTTCAAGACTAGCCATGCGTCACCGCCTGCTTTGTCAGGTAATCGCTTAAAGCCTTGACCGTTTCGTACAAAGGCTTGGACTCCTCTTGCATGAAGCGGTAGACCGTGGCCGGATGCACGCCTGCATTCTCTGCCACCCTCTTGAGGTTGGCATCTTCAAGCCGTTGTTTAATCTGCTCAACAGTCATCATAATTTGCACCTGTGAAAATAATTTTGCGGGAACGCTTGCATCATAGCCTGTTTTATGTTTATGATGCAAGCGCACCCAGAACAGATTTCCTGAAGTGGGTGAAAAACAAGGAGAGCCAAGATGGCTATCAATCTGAAGTCAACGGGCGGGCTTACCGCCAATGGAGTGAAGTTGTTGGTGTACGGGCAAGCTGGTGCAGGCAAGACCACGCTGGTCAAGACGCTGCCCAATGTGATTGTGCTGAGTGCCGAGGGCGGTTTGCTGTCCATTCAGGACGCTGATCTGCCTTACATAGAGATCACTAGCATGGAGGACTTGCGCGAGGCGTTTACATGGTGCAAGGAAAGCAAGGAGGCGTCAGGCTTTCAATCGGTGGCGCTGGATTCAATCAGCGAGGTTGCCGAGGTGGTGCTGGCCTTTGAGATGAAGAAGTCCAAAGATGGCCGCGCAGCTTATGGTGAGATGAACACTACCATGCAAGAGTTGATCCGCGCCTTTCGTGATTTGCCAGGCAAGCATGTTTACATGAGTGCCAAGCTGGAGAAAAGCACAGACGAGATGGGCAAGATGCTCTACAACCCTGGCATGCCAGGCAAGAGCCTCACGCAAGGCTTGCCTTACTTCTTTGATGAAGTGCTGGCATTGCGTGTAGAGCGCGATGGCGAGGGCGTGACGCAACGCGCATTGATGTGCGATTCGGATGGCCTCTGGTTGGCCAAGGATCGTTCAGGCAAGCTGGAGGCTTGGGAAGCGCCTGACCTTGGTGCCATCATTGAGAAGATTGGTGGCAAGGCATGAACGATCAAGCATTTCCAGTCAGCTACAACGGCCACGAAGGCATGATGTTGCGCGATTATTTCGCGGCTAAGGCCATGCAATTGATCATGGCCGAAACAATGAGTTCAGATTCAGAAATAACTGATGATGAAGTTGCGCTTGCTTCTTATCGCATGGCTGAAGCTATGTTGAATGCGAGGGAATTATGAGCGACCTTGAAACATTGAGCGCAGATTGGTTGCGCTACAAGACCCTTGAGGAGCGCACGGTTGTTGAGCGCCGCAAGATTGAGGACAAGATCGTTAAAGCCTTGCGCTTGCCTGAGTCATTTGAAACCACTGAGACAGCAGAGCCTGACGGCTATGTGGTCAAAATTGCTGGCCGCATTGACCGTAAGGTTGATTCGGAGAAGTTGCAGATGCTGGCTACTGAGTCAGGACTGACCGAGCATCTGGCGACCCTGTTCCGTTGGAAACCAGAGATCAACATGACGCTCTGGAAAGCAGCAGACGAAACCATCACCAAGCCGCTTGCGGCTGCAATTACGGCCAAGCCTGGCCGCCCATCTTTTAAAATTACCATCAAGGAATAATCATTATGGCTTTTCTCACCGAGACTTTTGACGTTAACGAGTTGCCGCAAGGCAAGGCTAACAACTTTGAGCCACTACCTGCTGGCTGGTACACGGCTACTATTTCGCAGGCTGAACTTAAAGCTACTAAGGCCAACAACGGCCAATACATCAAGCTGCGCTTTGACATCACTGGCCCGAGCCACCAAGGTCGTGTTGTGTTTGGCAATCTCAACATCAAGAACGCCAACCCAAAGGCCGAGGAGATCGGACGACAGCAACTTGGCGAGATCATGCGTGCGATTGGGCTGGCCAAGGTTGCCGACACTGATCAATTGATTGGTGGTCAGATCAGCATCAAACTAACTGTTAAAGATGACGCGCAATATGGTGCTAGCAACGAAATCAAGGGATTTAATTCTTTGACTGGTAGCGTAGCGCCTAGCGTTACAGCAGCACCAGCCTCTGCGCCAGCCGCTACTAAGGCAGCGCCACCTTGGGCTAAGAAGTAAATAAAAAAAAGCCCCGCACCGATAAAAGTGCGGGGTTCAAGATCAATCAAGGAGAGAACCAATGAAGATTCCCCAACCAGATAATACCATTGCCGCCCTAGTTGACAAGCACCACGAATCAAAGCCCGAGAAGCCAAGGCCGCACCTTGGGGCTAGCACGCTAGGCCATGTTTGTGACCGCTGGCTGTGGTTGTCGTTCCGGTGGGCGGTGCAGCCTGAGTTCTCTGGCCGCATCTTGCGCTTGTTCCGCAGGGGGCAGAACGAGGAGGCCACCATCATCAGCGACCTTCGGGCTATCGGGTTGGATGTCCGTAAGGTGTCTGCACAGCACCGAGTTGACTTTGGAGGCCATGTCTCTGGCAGCTTGGACGCCATCATTGACAAGGGCGTGCCAGAAGCACCAAAGGCCAAGCATGTTGCCGAATTTAAGACGCACAGCAAAAAATCGTTTGATGCGCTAGTCAAGGACGGCGTGGAAAAGGCCAAGCCTGAGCACTTCACCCAGATGCAGGTGTACATGCAAGGCACTGGCATTGACCGTGCGCTGTATGTCGCCATCTGCAAGGATGATGACCGCATTCACACTGAGCGCGTGAAGTTTGACAAGGAAGTCTCAGAGAAAGCGGTGCGCCGAGGTCACTACATTGCACTGGCCGAGCGCATGCCTGAGCCAATTAGTTCAGACCCGAGCTGGTATCAGTGCAAGTTCTGCGATGCGTACAAGTTCTGCCACGAAACCAAAACCACCAAGCATGTCAATTGCCGCACCTGTGCAAACGCCACGCCAATGCCTGATTCGACTTGGCACTGCGCTAAGTGGAACGATGTGATCCCAGTGGACGCGCAGCACAAGGGTTGCGAGAGCCATGTTCTGCACCCTGATCTGGTGCCGTGGCAACGCAAGGACGGGCCGGACGAGTTCACTGCGGTGTACGAGATCAATGGCGTGAACATGGCAAACGGTGACCCAGCGCAAGAGGGCGTTTGGGGTAGCACGGAACTGCTGGCTAATGCCGAGGCTTGCATTGGTGGTGATCCTTTGATTGCTGAGATGCGTCAGGTTTGGAATGCGCGGGTGGTGGGATGAGCAACTTATTTGACGAGTACCCTGAGTGGGTCGGCATGCCTGAGTTTGTACAAGAAAGAAAAGAGCCATTTAAAGAGCTAATCGTCAGGTTTGATACTGAGGCCGACTACAAAGACTTTGAAAAAGTTATCAATCAAAAGCTGACCATAAAAACAAAAAGCATTTGGCATCCGTTTAAGTCGCACTGGGGGCTGGAGCGCAAGGTGTACATCGATGAACCCTAAGTTCCCAGTTTACATAGTGTCTAAGGGGCGCCATGCGAATGGACTTACGACCAGAGCGCTACATGAGATGGGCGTGCCGCACTACATCGTGGTGGAGGAACAGGAGCTTGACTTGTACAAAGCTGGTAGATGCTATGGCGAATTGCTGGTGTTGCCGCCGATATACAAGGCTGAGTACGAAAGCTGTGATGCTTTGGGGTATGCGGGGAAGAGCACGGGGCCGGGCCCTGCTCGGAACTTTTGCATTGACCATTCCATCTGGAAGAAGCACCCTCGCCACTGGGTCATGGATGACAACATCGATGCCTTCCATTACCTTAACCGCAACGAAAAATTTGAGGTCAGAACAGGATCAACCCTTCTTGCAGCAGAAGATTTTGTCTGCCGTTATTCCAATGTGCCAGTGGCCGGTTTGAACTACTACTCTTTTTGCAAAAAGGGCGACCCCGTTCCACCGTACATTTTGAACACACGCATCTACTCATGCCTGCTTATTGACAACCACTCCGGTTACCGCTGGCGTGGACGATACAACGAGGACACTGACCTGAGTATTCGTGTGCTGAAGGATGGTCTTTGCACAATTCAGTTCAACGCATTCCTATGCGGAAAGATCACCACACAACGAATGCGTGGTGGCAACAGTGCAGATTTTTACGATGCAGAGGGCACGCTACCTAAGAGCCAGATGCTGGCCGATTTGCACCCAGATGTGGCTAAAGTTGTTTTTAAATTTAATCGCTGGCATCACCATGTTGATTACTCAAAATTTAAAAATAACCGGTTGAAAAAAATTTTAGACACAACTTCAATGCCCAAAATAAACAATTACAAAATGGTGCTTAGCAATGCTCCGTGACTACCAACAACGCACCATCGACCAGCTTTACGCATGGTTTGAGGAGGGCGGCAAAGGCAACCCTTGCCTAGTGCTGCCCACCGGATCAGGTAAGAGCCACATTGTGGCTGCGCTATGCAAGGACGCTTTGCAGAACTGGCCTGAGACTCGGGTGCTGATGCTGACCCATGTCAAGGAATTGATTGAGCAGAACGCTGAGAAGATGCGCCAGCACTGGCCTGGCGCTCCAATGGGCATCTACAGCGCAAGCATTGGCCGCAAGGACTTGGGCGAGCCTATCACCTTTGCTGGCATCCAGTCGGTGCGTACCAAGGCCAAGCAGTTAGGCCACACTGATCTGGTGATCATTGACGAGTGCCACTTGGTCAATCACAAGGATGAGGGCGGCTACCGCACGCTGTTGGAGCAGCTCAAGGCCATCAACCCTGCGCTGCGGGTGGTGGGCTTGACGGCCACGCCTTACCGTCTGGGGCATGGCCTCATCACCGACAAGCCAGCGCTGTTTGACGCATTGATAAATCCTATCAGCATTGAGGAATTGATTTACAAGGGCTATCTGTCAACGCTGCGCTCCAAAACCACCAAGGCCAAGCTGGATGTAACTGGCGTGCATAAGCGTGGCGGTGAGTTCATTGAGTCTGAGTTGCAAGCTGCGGTGGACACCGACGATCAGAACCAGAAGGTGGTGCGCGAGGTGGTTGGCTTGGCCGGTGACCGCAAGGCGTGGCTGGTGTTTTGCGCTGGCGTGAATCACGCGCAGCACGTTGCAGAGGTCTTGCGCCAGCATGGCGTGGCTGCTGAGTGCGTGACCGGCGAGACGCCAAAGAAGGAGCGCGAGAGAATGCTGGCTGACTTCAAGGCTGGCCGCTTGCGTGCGCTCACCAATGCCAATGTGCTGACCACCGGCTTTGACTACCCAGACATTGACCTGATCGCCATGCTGCGCCCCACCATGAGCGCCAGCCTGTATGTGCAGATGGCAGGGCGCGGGATGCGCGTCAAGAGCCACACCGATCACTGCCTGGTGCTGGACTTCGCTGGCGTGGTGTCTACGCACGGGCCGATCACTGCTGTCCAGCCCCCAAAGAAGGGCGGTGATGGCAATGGCGAAGCACCAGTTAAGGTTTGTGATGAGTGCGGTGAACTGTGCGCCATATCAGCGGCAGTTTGCCCAGCTTGTGGGACTGCATTTCCAGCCCCAGAACTTAAGAAACTCAAACTGCATGACGATGACATCATGGGGCTTGATGGCACCGATTTGGATGTGACAAGCTGGACATGGCGCAAGCACATCAGCAAGGCATCAGGCAAAGAAATGCTGGCGGTGACTTACTACGGGGGCTTGAGTGACCCAGCCATTACAGAGTACCTAGCCGTTACGCATGACG